TAAACTCTTGCGGCGCTGCGTTGCCCAAGCTGGCCTTGATGCGAGCAAGCGCGGCCTCGTTTGTGAGGCCATCGGGCAACTGGTAAGACAGGCCTTGGTATTCGTAGACAGTCGCCATATTTAGTCCAGTCTGATTGGGTTTCCGGGTGTTCCGTCGCCTTGTCTGGCGCGGGCAGGCGCAGCGCTCGGCGCAGCGCTTGGTGCGCCCATCATGCCTTTGCCAAGATAGGTTTTCGAAAGGTTGTCAATGATCGCCAAGTTGGCTTCCGCTGTCATACCTTCGCTACCCAAAGACTTCAAGTAGGTTTGCAATTCGACGTTAGAGTTCAACTGCTGTGCGCTCATGCCAGTGGCTTGTTTGATTGCGTTGAGCAATTGCAATCGCACACTTTTGAGTTGGTCGCGCTTTGATTGTGCTTCTGTACCAAAAACACCCCCTAAGAACTGCCCCGCAGTGCCGGTTTGCGTTGATGTAATCAAGTTTGACAACGCGCCTGCGGAGGTGCTTGACATGCCTCCGGTGTTTTTCAGGTCTTTCACAAGCGTTTGCGCGGTAGAAAGAATGTCACCCAAAGTTTCTTTGCCTTCCGCTACTTGTTCAGCTTTTTCTTGAGCCTTGAGCACTGCGGGGCTTGGGCCTTTTAGGGAAGCCGTTAACTGCGCCAACTCTTGTTTGTTCTGTGCCATAAGCTGCGCGATCTGCAACCGATTCGCGCCTGCTTCACGCGCCGCATCAACACGCGCCTCGGCTTGAATTTTAGCGGCCTCAATTTTGGCGTCGTTTGCCAGTTTGGCTGCATCTGCTCGGGCGTCTGCCGCCAGTTTGGCAGCATCTGCGCGCGCGGTGCGATCTTCTGCGCGTGTAGCGGCAGAAGTCAGCGCAGTCAGAACTTTATCTGGGTCGCCGTACTTCACCACCACGCTGCGAATCATGTCTTCGGTAGCGTTGGGGCCAAGTTTAGCCAACTCAGCCCGCAACGCGGCGTCTTGTTCAACGCTCAATTGAATCTTTCCTGCTTGCGCCAACGACGCCTTTTCAGCAGCGCCGCGCTGGCCCACCAAAGCGTTGCTTTCTTGCAGCTTGCGGTACTCGCCTTGCAGCATCATCGCGCCCTGAGCGTCGCCCGCTTGCGACAGCGCAGCGATAGCACGCTCAATGGACGCGGGGTCATTCGGGTTGAGCTGACGTGCGATCTGCTGACGCATCGTAACGCGCTGCAACTCAGGGTCTTGGCCACCAAGAGCACCACCGATCGCGCCGCCCAGCATGTTGGCCCCACGGCCAATGGCGTAGTTCGCCCGCTGGAACGGGTCCAGCTTGGCGTATTGCAGCGCCTGGGCATCGGCCCGGTCTTGTTGCTCTTGCTGGTACATCTGCGGCGTAACGCCGAACAAGGATTGCACAATTTCTGCCATGTCTTACTCCTTAGTAGCCGCTGAGCGACGCATAGTCGAGCTGCGACATGCTGGTTGGGCCCATGATCGCCGTACCAGAGAACGGCGTCTGGCTAAACTGGTTTGCCAAACCAGACGTGAACGCCCTGTTCTGGCTCAGACCCGTCAGGGCCGTGGCAAACGGGTTGTAGGCGTTGGCCGCAGCGTTAGAGCCAGCCGCAGCCATACCGCCTTGGTACAGCGCGTTTGCGCCGGATGTGTTGACGTTGCGCCCGCCCAACTGAGCGCCGATGTCCAGCGGTGCTTGGCCCAACGTCTCCAGGCCCGACGCGCTGCGCAAATACGCCTCGTACGGACCCAGAGCCGCTGTCTGACCTCTGTAGCCTTGGTCAAGCAGGTTTCCGCCTGTTGCAAACAAACCAGCACCAAAACGGGCTTGGTCCATACCCGCTTGCTGCGCCCCAGCCGCCAGTTGGGCGTCTTGCTGGGCGATGGCGTTGTAGTACGCCTCCATCTCAGGACTGGCAGCGCCAAGGCCAGCCGCACCGCTTGGGCGCTCGCCTGTGGCCCCAACGGACAGACCACCACGGCCTGTTTGGAACAGTTGGTTCTGGAGCTGCGCAAACTGACGCTCACGGCTTGGGGCCAAGAGGTTCTGCTGCCCGGCCATGTACTGCTGCGCGGCCTCTTGAGGCGACTGCGCCAGGTACTGCTGGCCGAGGCCAAACAGACCCTGAGCCGCTTGGCCCAGAGGCGCGAACTGCTGCTGCGCTTGCTCGGCTTGCGACAGACCACCGCCTGCCAGACCCAAGAAGCGGTCTTGCATGGCCGCCAGTTGGGGGTCGAGCGTGTAGCTGGCCCCAGAGACGCGGCCTTGAGGGTCGGTCTGGAACTGCGACTGGCCAAAGCGTGTCGTGATGCCGACCGGGCGGAACCGCGATTCTTCAGCCGCAATCCGCGCCGCCTCAACCTGCGCTGCGGCTTGAGCCTGCGCGGCTTTCTTGGCTGAACTGCCGCCAAGCAAACCACCTAAAATTGCACCGCCTGCTGCGATAAATGGCATATCAAACTCCAATCAAAACGTCGTCCACCTTTGACGGGTCTTTCTCGTCGGTGGCGTGAATACAAAACCAAACGCAATCCGTGATCGCCTTGACGCCGTGCGTCAGGCCAGCCTTGATCTCAATGCAGGCTGGCGCTTCGATGACTTCTATATCTTCACCCTTCATCACCGCCACCTTGCCTTTGGCAAGAATAGACAGGTGGCTGAACTCATGCGTGTGTTTCAGGATGGCTGTGCCTGCGGGAATAACCGCTTGCTTGGCGTACAGACCATCGCTGAAGTGGTGGGAGATCATGTCTTTTAAATGCTTCCGAATTGAGTCGCAATAAAAGAAGACATGACAGGAAAACTTAGATTTGTTGAGACACCGTAAGATGGATTATTTCCTTGAAATGTAAAGTCTGTTCCGCTAGCCCGAACACGTATTGAAACAACATCACCTTTAGAAATAGATATATCTGACATTGTTAAAGTCGCTGTAGTGTTTGTTGCCAACACACCACTGCTAACTTCCGACCCCACAGCCGAGCCGTTTACAAAAGCCTGAACAAAAATAGTGTTGCTTGTCTCGGCCCCGTTATTTCCATTTTTAACGACTATTTTTAAGTTTACTGCTCCAGCCAGAAACACCCTTGCTTCGGCAAGGGCTTGCATTGATGTACTGATAGCCGTACCTAAAGAGAATGTTCCGCTAGTAGGTACATATAGTGTGCCTGCGGCAACGGTTGGATTAGCGTTAGTTGCGTTGGTTGCGTTCGTTGCATTGGTTGCGTTTGTGGCTGTTGCTGCATTGCCGCCAATGCTCAAGCCCGATGCCGTACCGGTGATGTTCGTGCCTACTAAGGCAGAAGGCGTGCCGAGCGCAGGCGTGACCAAGGTGGGGCTGTTCGACAGCACCACACTGCCAGTTCCGGTTGAGGCCGTAACACCAGTCCCGCCGTTTGCCACAGGCAAAGTGCCTGTCACGCCAGTGGTCAGCGGTAAACCTGTCACGTTGGTCATTACACCGCTTGCAGGTGTGCCAAGCGCAGGCGTAGTGAAGCTGGGCGACGCCAAATCAGCCTTGGTCGCAATGGCCACAGAGATGTTGTTGAACTCCGTGTTGATCTCGGTGCCCTTGACGATCTTCAGCGGGTCGCCAGACGGCAGCGCATCTTTTGTGGCGAAATTCGTGGACTGTGTGTAATTAGACAAAATGATCTCCTGTTGCTTACGACATCTTGCCGTCTTTAGACTGAATCTCAATCCGCTGAATCGACAGAGGTGAGCCGTTGATGTTGGTTTCGTATCCGGTTTGCACGATTTTACCGCTGCCGCTTGCGCTGGTCGATAAGGTCTGCAAGGCCACACCTTCCGAATACTCGGCAATGCCATACTCCGCAACGCCGTATTCCGAGATGCCTTGCGTTGGAATCAGCACGTTGGCCGACTGGTAGTTGGCTATGAAATCAAAGCCCCACTTCATCGTTACAAACTGATTTGTGCCGCCGATCACCACAACCTTTAGCCGCTTGAGCAGCGACGTTACATTCTGGTTGCCCAGATCGGCATGATTGGTGAAGTACTGCATCCGATACGCCGATGTGTAATCTTGGTAGGTGCTGTACTTGCCGATGTAGCCGTTCTTGCCAATCAACACGTCACCGTTGCGCCGCGAAAGCAGCGCCGTTGGCTCAATCAAGTTCCAGTTGGTGACGCGAAACGAGCCGTCTTGCAACTGCACGCGGGTGTCAAAGCAGTACACCTCTTTGACTGATGGCAGCGTCACCAGATAGAACGCCTCTGCCTCTGAGTACACCGACTTGATGTTGGCCAGCGTCTCGCCAGCCACAATCGACATGAAGTCGCTGCGGATGTTCTTGGACAGGTCACCCAAGGGCGCTGACTTCTCAACAATCGTCCTGGCAAACGACCGGATACCTGAGTTAGATAGAAACAAGATGTCCTTGCCCGTGCTCTGAATGGTGTCACGGGCGATGCAGCCAATGCCCCCCACTGTGTCGCTCAGGCTCATCGTGGCGGGTGTCGTGGCGTTGGCGTACACCAAGATCTGGCGCTTGCCAAAGATGATCAAAAAGCCGTTATGGGCCGCGAGGCCAGTCACCTCGTCTGAGCCGTTGGGCCACACCCGGTCGATGTTCAGCGTGCCCGCTGTGCCCGTGCTCCAAACATGGCCGGACAGCAGGTCCGAGAAGAACACCGTCACGTTGTCGGTGGCGGTATCCGCAACCCACAAGCGGCCAAAAGCAGACAGCACGATGTTGCCCGAGGGCACGGTTCCGACGTAGCCTGACTTCTCGCTGACGCGGCGAAAGGTGGTGGTGCTGATGGTTGGGTCAAAGATCAGCGGATCGTGGCCCGTCTGGAAGAAGTAGGTGATGCCGTTGAGCGAAGCCACCGACCAGTTGCTGGCGCTGATGGTGGGCGCAGTGCCCCCGCCCCCATAGGTCAACTCAGACACAGCGTTGGAGCCGTCCAGCTTGAACAGCTTGTTGTTGCCTGCGAACAGCACAGTCAGCGTGCCGTCAGCCTGCACCAGTTCATGGATGACGCCCACGTTGTTGGCCCCAAGAGCGCCGGACGAGGCGTTGACCCGTGCCCAGCCCTTGCGCGAGCCGATGCGACCGTACTGGTCAATGATGCAGTTCGTTGCCACCAAGGCAAAACCCTGCGCCAAGTCCAGAGGGCTGTCCTGCG